GCGCCACTCGAAGACCCCGTCGCCGACCTGCTGCACGCGCCCACGGGTCGTCTCGGCGACATATCGGTACGGCGGTCGACCGCCGCGCACGCGCACGGTGACGATGGACACGCCACCAGGCGCGACGACCGCGGGCTCAGCCCAGATGCCCGTGATCGTCGGTTGCCGCGGCCACCCCCGCAGCCAGTCCCACACCCACTGCAGCAGCGCGAGCAGCCAATTCAGCATCGGCACCTCACGGCGCGCGATAGCGGAAGACGTTCGGCTGCGCCGTCGGCTCGATGGTCCCGGCGTCCGCCGTGACCTCGTAGGTCAGCGCGTCGCCCTCGGGATCGTACGCGGTGATGGTCACCAGCGCCTCTCCGCCCGGGGTCAGCACCGGCGGGTCCACCACCACCGCATCGATCACGGGGGCCTCGTTGATCCTGACCTCGACCGTGGCCGGCGCTGATCGCCCGCCGAACGCGTCGACCGCCACAACCGTGATGCGCAGGACTGCCATGGGTGTCTCCTCCCTAGGGTGCCCTGCCGAGCACGCGCTGCACCCACGATGGCGGCACGCGCCACCGCTCCGCCTCGGTGCCCGGCGCATGGAGGCACTCTGCAATGTTGATGCCCGCCAGCCGGCGGGGACCTGCCACGTGGTGCGACCATCCGCCTGTCGGGTGCCACTGCCGTACCCACCCGGTGCGCAGGCCCAGCATCCCGACGCGAAACCCGATGCACCGCGGCTGCCCGTGTGGCGCGTCCTCGATCCACAGGTGCCGCCACTCCGGCAACAGCACCCACTCGCCGCGGTGTCGGTCCTCCACGTAGATCGCCGTGACGTGGTCCTGCGGCAGCGTCCGCCAGTGGCGCCAGTGCGTCTCGCGATAGGTCTGCCCGTACCAGACCTGCAGCCGCATCAGATCGTGTTCGACCCCACGTTGGTCTCGTGCGTGATCCGCCACAGGTCCGAGTCGGCCAGGGTCACCGCGGCGAACGTGAACCGAGCCTTCATCGTGCCGAAGCCGCTGTTCGCGTGGTTGAAGATGCCCGCCTCGGTCCACGCCACAGACTGCACGCTGTCGGCGGCCCCGCCGAACGTCACCACGGCGGTGATGATGTTGTTGGTGGTGGCCGAGTAGACCGCCAGCGCCTTGCGCGCGCCCTCGCCGGGCAGTGTCGTGTCCGTCAGCGCCGCGGCGGCCGTCGCGGTCCCCACGGCCATGTAGGCCATGACGGACGCCACGGTATCGCCACCCGCCGCGCGTTTGGCGAGGTAGATGCGCCCGGCATTGACGATGAGGTTGTCGACGACGAACGTCTCGTCTGGCGGGCGGTGATAGCTGCCGTGCGCGCCGCGCCAGATTTCGTGCACCGCCCGCCCGCGCAGCACCAGCGCGTCATCGCTCATCTCGGGTGTCCTCCTCCACCTGCCACAGGACGATCCAGTCCCGGATGACCACTTCGTCCGGTGGGCGGCGGTAGTCGCCGTACCGCCCGCGCCAGACCTCGTGCGTGACGCGGTCGTCGATCAGCACCGGACGATCGCCCATCACGCCTCCTTGACGACGACGACCAACGTGCGCACATCCGTCTGCGCGACGCTCGTCTCGATGCGCAGGTAGGGGAACGGGAACGCCGGGTCCTGCAGCGTGACGGCCTTCGACCCGGGCCCCGCGGCGAAGGTCCAGTCGCCAGACCCCGCCGGGTTCGTCAGGCGCAGGAAGTTCGCGCTCGTCGCGTCAAACGACCCGCGGAGGAAGACCTGGGCGCTGGTGATCACCGGCACCCACAACCCGAACAACCGTCCACCGATCAGGGGGACGGTGCCGGAGACCTGCGTCCCGCTTGCGATCGTCGTGTACAGCGCCTGGACGCGATTGGCCATGACGGCGCCCCTACTGCGTCTTGAACACGACCCACGCGATGGTCGTGTTCCGCGCCGCGGCGACGCCGTCCGCCCAGCCCACGGCGAAGAAATTGCCCGGCGAGATCGACTTCACCTCGACGGCCCTCGCGAACCCCGACGCCTGGTTGGTCGCGGCCTCGGCACTCAGCAGGATGAGCGAGTCCGAGTCAACCACGGTCGTGGACACCGTGACGGTCGCCTGCCCCGACCCCAGCACAGTACGGCCCGCGAACTGGTTCGTCGCCGACTGAATCGGCAGGTACAGCGGCGACCGCAGCAACTGCCGGTACAACAGGTCCCCAATCCAACTGCGCGGCATGGCTCTCCTCCTTGCTGACGGTCCAGCGGTGCGCTGGACCGCCGGATGATCCCGGCGTCAGCCGGAGCGTTCAGCGCCCGCGCCGGCGCGCCATCGGGCGCTCCAGCGCAGACTCGGACTCCACGCGCTCGAGGTCGTCGTCCTCCACCGGACGCGTGATGGCCCCCAGGGGCACACCCGCACTGCGGGCGATCTCTGCCCAGACCATCTTGGGGTAGTCGCGCACGTCACCGACCTGGAACCGCCCGACCTCGCGCACGAACTGTCGGCGCATCCTCTGCACGCTCCTCTCACACGCAGGGAGGGGACAGGTGAGTGCCTGCCCCCCCCCACACCGCGCTCGCGTCGCCTGCGACGCTACAGCGTGGACGCGATCAGGTACCCCAGGTTCTTGGCGACGATCCGCTCGTCCTGGTAGTAGCCGACCTCCAGGACCTCGACCTTCTTGCCCGGGTCGGGGTCGTCGTACCGCACGACCTGCATCGGCGCCGGAATGCCCTCCGGCCGCCAGCGGAACGCGAGGCCCAGCGTGGCCGTCTGCAGCCCCACCGCTTCGGGGGCCACATAGGCCAGCAGCGCGTTGTTGCCCCAGATGTTGACGATGGACGCGGTCGCCGCTTCTGGGGCCTTGTTGGCGATCCCGCGGGCCACCCAAATGCGATCGACCTCGAACGCGTCCTGCAGGTCCTCATCGCGGGCGAACCCCGCCTTGACGCGCTTGGTCAAATCGAGCACCGCCGGGTGGCGGCGCAGGATGCGGTAGGTGTCCTTGTCCACGACCAGCGTGTTGGCGTGGAGCCCGGTCTGGTTCTCGACGAACGCATGGCCGGTGGACACATCCGCGATGGGATCGCTGTTCACGAAGTCGCTCCACTTCGCCGCGCCGCTCAAGGCGACGTAGGACCCCACGTTGCTCCCGCTCGTCACGAGGTTGGCCAGCCGCACCTCCAGGTCACGCAGCAAGGCCTCGGCGACGAACCGGGTCGTGTTCTCGCGCACGCGCAGCGCCGCGTCCGCGTTGGCCAGGTCCTCCTTCGCGATCTCGCCGGCGAGCGCGTAGTTCTTGACGACGTAGGCGTCCGAGCTGACCCGCCACTCGATCCGCCGCGGCGCGGTTTTGCGGGCCCGCACGGTCTGCGGCACCAGCAGCCAGCTGTCGCGGTCGATGACGTAGTAGCGATCGGTCTCGTGGGCCACATCGATCGCGGGGAACAACCGCGGCCCCACGAAGGCCTCGGTGCTCTGGAACGCCGCGATGGCCAGGTTGGCGAGTGGGACGTCGTGGTGGACGTCACGCCCAGTAATGGTCTCAGCAGGCATCGATGGTCACCTCCTACAGACTACAGAATGCCCCAGCGCACCGGGGGATGGATCAGCGCGCGGATCACCTCACCGTCGCTGGCCGCGGCCACCATCGCGCGGCCCAGGACCATCTGGCCGCTGGTCGCAGCAGTCGCACGCCCGGACGCGTTGGTGGTGATCATCACGCCCGCCGTGATCGCACCGCCGGCCACGATCTTCGTCTCGCCGAAGACCGCGACCGTGGCCGCCTCGAGGCTCGCTGGCTTGTTCTGGATCACGCCGAAGATGCCGGTACTCGACGCAGCGTTGGTGGCCTGCGCCACCTGATCCGCCGCGCTCAGTCGCACGATGTGATACTGCTTGGCCCGCAGGTCCTCACCGGCCTGCGCGCTGATGGTCAACAGCTGACCGAACTCCGCCATGAGGGCTCCCTCCTTACTGCTGTCCCAGCGTGTACCGCTGCTTCAGCGCTGCGTCCGCATCCAGCACGACGCGCAGTGCCTGCGCGTAGTCCCGCAGGTTGCGCTCGGCCATGTAGGCCCGCACGCGCCGGTCGACTTCCGCCGCCGCGTCCGTCCCAGCATCCGGCGACGTCTCGGGTCGCCCGGGAGCGGTCGCGGTCGCGTACTCACGGAACAGCGGCGCGGCCACGTCGTTCAACTCCTTGACCAACGCGTCCACCACCGCCTCAGCCGACATCTCTTCACCCTGCTGCTCTCGGTACACCTTGACCGTCGTCTCCACGGCCGTGGCGACATCGTACAGCGCGCGCACGTACGCACGCAGGCGCGGGAGCTTCAGTGCTGCCGTCTTCGCCTGCACCCGCTCGCGACGCCGCTCTTCCTGCAGCTGCTGCAGGGCCTTGCGGGTCGCCACCAGCTGCGCCTCGTACTCACGGATGCGCTGCTCCGCCGCGGTGTGTGTCGCCCGCGGCGTTGTCGCCTGCTGCTGCATGGATGCGCTCTCCTCCTGTGCGGCCTGCTCCAGCGCTGCGCGTGCAGCCTCCTCGGTGTCGTGGCACGACAGGCGCTCGTCACCACGCATCACACACCACTGCCCCTCGACCTGCTCCACGCGCAGGTCCCCGGCCTGGTACGTCATCGCTGGCCGCTGCTCAGACAGCAACCCGGCATCACGGCAGGCCGACTCCAGCGCGTTGCAGAACGCGCCCACATCGTCCACGGCCGCTGCGACCCCGGAGTCCATGCACCGCGTGCGGAACCCCTCGTCGGGGCCCCACTTCTCGCACAATGCCCGGAACGCCTCCTCGGGCATGCCGCCCGGGATGGCGTACGTGCCGTCCGCGCGCCGCTCGATGTTGACCCACTTGAAGTGCTTGCGCCGCATCCGCTCGGCACAGGGCTTGCAGATCTGCTCCATCTGCTCAACGGTGATGCGCATCGGTCCGACCTCCCGCAACGTCGTGGTATACGACCGCACCTGCCCGTACGCTGTGTGGACGACCTCGTGCAGCGGTCGCAGCTCGGGCACCGCGGGAATCTCCGCGCCCAGCAGCGCCACCGCCTTGAGCACGCGGCCCCACGTGCGCCCATCGCGTTCGTAGCCCCAGTAGACTTCCGCACTCACACGGTCGTACCGCCGCTGACGGATCGCGTCGTAGACCGCCTTCGGCAGGCCCACAAAGTCCGCCACCAGCGTCGTGCCGACCCGACGCAATCGCTCGACCCACCCCAACGCTGGGGCCCCGGGGACCTCCGCGTGTCCAGCCTTGAGCGGCGGCGTGAATCCCACCTCGCGCGCGGCACGGACCATCTCGTCGAGGTCGCGGACCGTGTACTCGTCGCCGTTGTGCACGCCCGTCGCGAAAATCTCCACGTCGCGGATTTCGTAGGTGGCGTCGTCGGCGGCATGCTTGTTGGCCTCGATAGCGCGGAGCTGCGCTTCGGCCTCCTCGCGCGTGTCGTGGCAACCGAACACCTGGTCCGGGTTGTCCTCGGCCACCACACACCACTGATCGCCACGCTTCTGGACGACGTGGCGCGCAACGACCGTTGGCATCGCGGTCACCCTCCTGTTACTTGAAGCCGTCCTGGATGAGCTCCTTGGCCTTGCCGATCTGCGCCGGCGTGATGAGGTCCTCTTCGCGCACCGTCATGTCCAACGTCACCGGCACCAGCAGTGAGCGACAGTTCCAGTGGTTCGGCGGCGCGAGTCGGTCGAGCTCCGGTTCGTCCATCGGGATGATGCGGCCATCAAGGAACCGGCACACCTCGGTCGTCCGGCTGTCGATCACCGCCGAGTAGCGCATCCCGCGGAGCAACCCCGCCACCCGCGGGTCCCGCGCCTGCACCACCCGGCCCAGGTTGAACGCCTCGGTCGCGTTCGTCCTCAGGATCGCCTCCAGCCGGTGCGGCGCGACCACCTCATCATCGCGCAGCACCGTGGGATCGCCTAAGTACGGCTCGAACAGATCGCGCAGTTTGCGCAACGTCTCCCGCTGCGGCTCGCCGATCTTCAGCGCGTTGAAGATGATCTGCTTCGCCTCGCCGGCCAACCGGTCGCGCAGCACACCAGTGATGGTCAGCGCTTTGGCCGCGAGCCACCGCAGGGCGTCGGTCGGCACGAACGTCGGCCCTCGCTCCTGATGAGCACGCGGGAGTTCACTGCGAAGCGCCTCCACACCCGCGGCGTAGGCCGACCGCAGAAACTCTCGCATCGTCTCCTGCACGTCGCCCATCAGACGCAGCTGCAGGCCGTCCACGACGGACGGCGTGAGATCGTCCCACCGGCGCTCGATGCGGGCCACCAGCTCGTCACGCACCGCCTGGAGCGCCTCCCGCATGGCGTCGTGCGCCCCGGCCTCGAGCTGGTCCAGCGTGCGCTCGATCTGCGCGAACCGCACGTGACGCTCCAGCGCATCGGGCTGGCGAAACTCGCGCACCAGCCCCACGGCCTGCGGCGCCTCGGTATCGGCAGGCGGTGCCTGCGGTGAAGGGGCCGCGATCGTCCGCTCCGGGAAACCCAGCATGGCGCGGATGTGCGCCTCATCATCCGGCTGCGGCGTGACCACGCGCACGCCGACCAGCGCCTGCCACCGGTCGAGGATGTCCAGCCGCACCTCGTCGGTCATCGGCAGCCACCGGAACTCCGGGTACACGTCGACCGCGAAGTTGTAGTCCACGAGCTCGCGCACGACGGTCTGCAACGTATTGGCCAGGCTGCGACGCAGCGACTCGACGACCAGCACGAACACGTCGAACTGCACCCGCGCGCGGGCGAACGACCCCTGTTGCTGCTCGGGGGTCATGCCGAGCAGTCCAGGCATGAGAATGGCGCGCGCAATCGCGTGATCGAACGCCTCCAGGGCAGGCAAGAACACACGCGCTGCCTGCCCTGCGAGCTCCGGCGTCCAGAACTCCAGCGCGTCTGCGCCCTGCGGCCGCGGGAAGATGCCGAACGTGCGCGCCTGCAGGTTCTCCAACGCCTGCTTGAGATCATCGATCTGCTGCGGCGTGTACCGGGCCGGATCGTAGAGCCCGATCACCGGTGGCACGCCCAGGCTCTCCAGCAGGATCGCCAGCCACTTGTAGGCGTTGTCCTTGATCCACCAGGGCCGATAGGCCGCCTCGAGATCGCTGCGCCCATAGCGGTTGCCCCATTCGCCGTCGTAGGAGAACACGACGAACTTCTCGGGTGGCAAGCGCACAGGCCCGAACGTCTGCTGCCGCTGCAGCACGCCACCCTCACGCCACCGCCCCCACGGATCGACATCGAAGTCGAAATCGTGCGGGCGCTTCCCGCGCAGCCCGGCCAGCACGACCTGGCCGTCGACCTCGGCCCACACCTTCTCGGCGACGCTGAACCCGTAGTCCAGCGCACTCAAGATGTGCATCGCCGCTTCGTCGAATGGCGGGTCCAGGTTCCGCCAGACCTCCTCGACGAACCGCGTGACGACCCAATCGTCGGGCAGTCCCTCCGGGCTGGCGATGGTCCAGCCGCTCGCGAGCACCGAGTGCTTCTTCAGCGCGAGCGCAGCCTTGACCTGATCGTCCAACCGCATCTGGTCGAGGATGCGGTAGCCGCGCCGCCCGATCAGCGCCGACGGGTTGTACGGCGTCGAGAACCCGCCCGGGAAGAGCCGCGACGGATCGGCGAAGGCGAGCTCACCGCTGGGAGGCAGCGATGGGGCTGCGGGTACCTGCAATGCGCGCCACGCGGCCCGCAGCCGATCAGTCCAGGTCGCCACGTCGCCCTCCCCACGGCCCATCACGCATCGCACTGCGTGGCGGCCCCAACAGCACCGGCGCGGGTGCTCCGTCAGTCGTGTGCTGCATCACGAGCCCGTACCGGAGCCCATCAGCGGGGTGGTCCTCCTGCCCGTCGGCCAGATCGTCCGGGTGACGCTCGTTGGCCACCAACAGCGGGAGCGTGCGGATCAGATGCTGGCAGCCCGAGAACACCACCAGCTCCGGCTCCACGACGGTCGCGCCCTCACGATCCACCGGACGCGGCTGCAGCGCGCGCTGAATCCGCTGCCATCCCTGCACCCGGTCGGTCATCGCGGGCAGCATCGGGAGCCCGAGACGCGCGGCCACCGCGGCGTTCGTCTCACCGCTCTGCGCGCCCCGCGTGAACATGTCCGGTCCGGCGTAACAGGGACGGGCCACTTCCCCAGGTGCCTGCATGGCCAGCGCACGTCGGACCTGCTCGTCCACGGTCAACCCTAGCCCGACCCATCGCCGGGTCGGCTCGTCGTACCGCGCCAGGTACAGCTCGCGGTAGACGTAGATCGTGCCCCACGGCGCCCGCACGAACCATCCCCACCAGGCCGGCGAGGCCGCGCCCCAGTCGTAGGCCATCCACCGCGGCCACCGCTCAGGAACCGGGAACGGCTCGCACACGTGGACCGCGGGGTCCCACGACGCAAAGTACTGGCCGACGAAGACATCCCAGCGCCCATCACGCCACGCCGTCCGCCACGGCTCCGGCAGCGCCTCGAGCCATCGGACGTAGGACTCGTTCAAGTACGGGTTGTCCGCCACGGTCGCCGGGACGTAGCACCGCGTCAGCCCCGTGCGAGAGTCCGTGTACACCTCGCCCGGTGGGACCACATCCACCCACCGCGCCTTGATCCATGCGTGCCCGCGGCCCCCGGGGTTGGCGCTGACCCGCACCAACGGCCGGACGCCCGGCAACACCGTCCGACACGCCGCGAGCATCAGCAAGTACTGCCACTCGTCGAACTGGTCGAGCTGGTCGATGCAGATATCGTCGTACTGCGCACCCTGGTAGGCGTAGACATCCGCATCGTCCTGCGCGTGACCGAACTCCAGCGTGGAGCCGTTGGCGAATCTCCAGCGGTGCTCTGAGCCATTCCAGGTCGCGATGCCAGCCAGCAGCTCGTGGCTGCGTGGGATCAGAGCTCCACCTTTGGTCAGGTCGGCCAGCGTGCGCCGGAGAATCAGCCCGCGCGAGCCCGGATGCCGGACGCGGCGGCGGATGGAAAACACCAGCAGGGTGTCTGACTTGCCACCGCCGCGCGCGCCACCGTACAGCACCTCATCGACATGGTCCAACCGCAGCAGCCGCCGTTGCGCCGCGGTCGCCCGCCACACCCGCTCTGCCACACGTTGCGTGCTCGTGGTCTAGTCGCCGTCAGCGATGATGATGCGCAGCGTCACGTCGCCTGTCGCCTCGACCGGCTGCGCCGGCTTGCCGTAGAGCCGGTCCAAGACGTCGCGGGCCGCAGCCACTGCAGCGACCGCTGGGCCCTCGCGCATCACCCGTGCGAGGGTCTCCAGGGCCAACGGCTCCAGACGAGCGAGCTGCTCCTTCCACGCCAGCGGAGGCCGCCCGGGCCCAGGCTTGCGCCGCGGGTCGTAGCCTCGCCTCAGCGGACCGGACACTTTGTGGTCTGTTTTCTTTGGTGGCATAGTCGGAAAATTCCTGTGCACCGGCGAGAGTCGGTGCACAGGAAGACCGTCCTGCGACAGGTCTGTCTTAGGTGTCTGGTTCGACGCGGACTCGGAGCACTTTGTCGGCGACGGTCACCAGCCGTAGGACGGCTGGAAGGTCCGAGGCCGGGACCTCCAGCACGATCTTTGCCGCCCCCTCGCGGTCAACGGACAGCCAGCGCGCCGCGGTGTGGGTGCCTGCCAACGTCGCCAGAAACTCGATCGGTTCCATCGTGCCTCCTCGCGCCGGGCGCGCAAAACGCCCGATTATACCTTGACAGAGTTACGCTAGAATGTCAACTGCCCACACCTCATACGAGAACATCACGCCTCACCGACAGTGCTCCCCGACGACGGCACAGCCTCCAGCATCACACTCAACAGCCAGGCGGCGGTCCGTGACGGCGGCTCGCCCAGCTGCTCCGCCGCGCGGGTCAGCGCCTCCCAGGTGGCCTCGTCCAGCCGCAGGCTTACC